GTTGAGATACTCTATGCAGAATGTTACGGCTCAGAGTTCACTCAGAGTCTTAACAAGAAGTGTGGAAGTCTTAATAAATGCTTTCTCGGAACGCTTAGTCGGGTCTAGGGATCTTGGATCGTAAGATCTAAGATCTCTGGACATCGACCACTCAATCACAACATCTAGTATGCTACTACCCTCTTGCGAGGCTGTAGTGACTTTATCTTGTAATGAGCCTGAGTCTGCAAGCTATGTTTCCACTGACTCATTAAGAGCCACTGTCAACGGTAGGTTGTATTCCCAGGAGTCGTTCTGAGACGTTGCCCCTTTCTAACGGGGGATCATTTCATCTCTGTTCACCTCGTAAGAGAGTGACATTGATTTCGCAACATGTGCGTCAATATCTGTCAAGATATCAGCGTGCAGTTTGCTCAATAGCTGGTCGCGAAAGCTTCTAGCGTTTGAACAAGATACTGGTTTACCCCAGAGGGAGGCGAGTTTAATAACCCTCTCCATCTCTGGTAAATCAGAATCCTGGGAAATCAACTGAGTTGATACTTTTCTGGCCAATCTCTCATAGAAGTTTGCATCTCTATAAGATATTGATGGAAAAGTAGCTCTCAGGAGTGAAATGATAGTGTTAGAATCCTCAAGTAAAGTAGATGAATAACCTCTTACCTTGGCAATCATGAAAGCGTGTGTCAAAGACTACCAATCGGAAGTCTAGATAGCGCTGACAGGAAAGCCGGTCACCTCAATTCCTTTGTGAAAGAGTCGTTTGGCAAATTCAAAGGTATCATTTGATATCTATGTCTTTTCCTTACTGATTCCTACACCAAGGGATTGGATAACTCTTTGGTAAGAGAGTGCAACTTCGGTATCTCTGATTACCACATCATCACCTAGTACCCTATAATCTGAGAAGTTTCGTCTTCCGACTAAACTTGCAGAATATCGGATCACTAAGTGGTGAAAGTGGGCCAGAAGTACCCATGATGAGTAGAGACCCATAGGTTGGCCCGTTGAGTAAGCGTATTGCTTACCCTCGAACCAAAATGGAGTCCCCACCATCAAGCCCTTCCATGCTTCAAAGACATCACGACCGTAAATTGAGTTGACTATCGATCGATAAACATCGACCGGTATTCTATCAGTTGCGGCGGTAAGGTCAAAGGAGTAGTAAGGGGAAGTAGGCTTACCGAATGGTCCTATTGATTGACCAAAGGTTACATCACAGTCCTTCCATCCTCGCAATCTGTTCAAAAGAACAGTGTGCTAGGGTTTTAGGACAGTTTGTGACCAATAGTCACCAATAGCGATCACTCTAGATTTACCCTCGGTGTCCTTTACTACACTCTACAGACGGAGGAATCCCTTTCGAGATTCCTTCTCTGCAGGAGTAATAAGGCCTCCTCGGATAGAACTAAAGAGATCTCCCATATAAGATGCCTAACCCTGATCCATAATTTTGGAGATGAATTGAAGTATTGGACTTCGATTCGTCACCTAATTATGTAACTCGGTTGGAGCAACCTATATGGCTCGACCACTCGGACCCATCTTGTTTGTAAGATGAGGTCCTTTCCATGAAATGTTTCCATTTCGTAGAAAGGATGGGCAGTTCTTTGATACCCATTGGTTAAAATCTACGATTACTGATTGGTCAGCTTTTGACTCATCAGTAACTGTAGATAAATCCACTGGCTTCCAACCAGCGATTACTCTACTACATTGTAGTATTGTAAGTGCTAGTCGGATAGCATTCGTATCCTTAGACTCCAATGGTCTCCTAAGTTCTTTCCAGAACTTAGATAGACCAGAAGGGTATGTGGAATGGAATGGTATCGCATGAGGACTTCCTGCAAGAAAGGTGTAAAGATTCAATCTAATGGCTTTTAACCATTGGATTGTCTCTAGACACCCTCTTGACTTAATTCTTGCTTCAATCTGGGATTGAAAGACCGTAACATTAAGCAATTTTAGATCTGAACCAAAAAGTCCAGATCCAATGAGTATTTCAACTAGTGTAAATACTAGTTTTATACCATTGAAAAATATTATTGTTTACAATGTTCCTGTCTTTCCAGTTAGTATGTGTTGAAATCTCTTTCCATTTTACGATGGATTGGGGTATCAGCCCGTCATCGTGGTCAGTCTGCAAAACTGACCAGGTGTCGACTTCTTCACAGAAGAGTACTAACCGGCCGTGTGCTCTCTCCCAAAGATGTTATCTTTAAGGGTGCCTACAAGGACGGGGGTTGCCAGTCTACCAACGCGAGCGTTGGTCTCCTCTTCAGGAGGGGAC